TCTCGGACTCAGATATCACCTTTGAGTGGAGACGAGTAATGAGAAAGGGTTCAAACCCTTTTATGGCCTCACTCGTAAGAATGCGGTCATCCTCAAAATCCGATTCAGGGAATTTACGTTCCGTGATACGGATTGTCTCGTCATTTGCTCCATGCGTGAAAAACGATTGAATTATCCGGGTACCATGGGAGGTAGGCCGTAAGGCCATCTCCATGATATCCGCATAATGTCCGCGTAAGCGGCCCAATCGTTGCATTCGTAAGAATCTTTCACATTATGGGCAGATCCAAACAAGGGTGGCTTCCCTGTTTGCACAAGGAAGCGGGGAAAGTACACGAACTCTTTTCTGTAGATTAAGGACATGCAAATGTCCTGTATCCAGGAGGCCAGGTGGAACAATTTCTCACGAAATGTTCTACCTGTTTGCTCCATACGGCGACCAAGAAGAGTAATCTTCCCAATCGCTGTATCAGAAAAGAGTCCTTTGTCTTTCCCTACATCTGAGAGGATCTTGACTTTCGGCACATCGTAGAACGGTAGATCGGATTTTCCCTTACGGGATAACCAAACTTCCGTTGTCTTCGATGGATCGGTGGGGATTTCAAAACCTTCCTCCGCAAGGAAGACGGTTTTAGATTCGTAAGAATCATCCTCACTCAGCTGATAGCCAAGTTCCTCAAGCCGAGATCTGTAGATGAGTCCAGCACGTTCGGCATCCTCACAAATAGTGGCATGGTCGTCACCGACCAGCCGACTAATTCTGGGAAATTTCATGCCCGCAAGGGCATACATTCCCGAGAATGTGAGGATAGTCTTTGCTCCATGGTCGCCCATGAAGCATCCACGTGTGGTAAACCCCTTGATTTCGTCTTCCATCTCGCAAGAGAATGGACGAGAACTGGATAATAACTGTTTTACAACAGTCATATACCAGGTTTTTACAGGCATTACTGCCTGAATAACATCTAGGAGTTTCCGTATGGACTCATGATATGCGCGGTCAGTTGCCTCCGATAGATCTGAACAAAAGGCTTTCGCATCACTGCGGAAAAGCCAGTCCAGATCAGGATCAGAGGCTGTTAATGACATTGACATCTCCCAAGCGTGATTCGTTCCGGCAACACCCGTTCTAGTCTCACGACTAGTACGGAGCATCTTGTATGTAAGATGGGACCAAGGGGACAAGATTGTGGAATGGTAAAAACTAGGAACAGTAAT